TCTAATAATAACTTTAGTGATATTAGAAGTAATAGCATCATCAACTCTATCAATTAATTGGAGAATTTTACTATACTTAAACCTACCACCAAACTTATTGATATCAATATTATTGGCATAGGTTTCAAGTGCATTTGCAATTCTACCTTTTAAACTATTTCCGTTAGAATTTTGTGCAGTATTGTAATATACTGTTGAATGCAACTCAACATAAAGAACTTTTAAATCTACAATATCAGCATTAATTCCTGCAACAGCATAGTTTTTTAATTTATTTTTGATCTGTAACTTATCAAAATCAGAAACATATGTACCATTTTTAGGTTTGATACTAATTTGAACTTTACCAAATTGTGGTGGACTTAATTCTTCACCACCAACAACTGCAACTGATTCAGTACTAGGATATATGGTCTCAATTATAGATTCATAATCTGTAGATGTAACTGCTCTGTATTGAGAGGAATATAATCTTGGGGCATAATACTTAATTGAAGCAAGATTCTCTACTTCAGCACCATTTGAAGCACCTTGTACAGTATTAATTGATACATTACCATATGGTTTTATTGAATTTGCACCAATTACATCAGGATGCTTATCTAAGAATCCACCTTGGAAATCAAATTGACTAGCACCATTACCTTCTTCACCATCACATACAATATATCGTACTAATATTTTATTATTAGTAAGTGGATTACCATCTGCATTGAATGCACCAATACCACTTCCACCTAATTGTTTTCCAATTATACCATCACCAAAGATTATTTCTTGTTTCTCATCAGTTATTTCCTGTAAGAAATAAATTTCGGACTTATTATCAACATTAACAATGTTATCAACCTTTCTCCAAGGCATACCAAATGCAGATCCAATATCAGCATTAGATGATCCAACAATAACTTTTATCGTAGAACTATCAATACTAGAGTTTTCTAATATAAATCTTTGGTCTTGATTACCAAGATAAGTAAATTCTCTTTGTAGATAAGAACCTTGAACAATTTCTATAGGGTTTTCTGCAGTTCCAAATTCTGCACTATAGATATTTCTTCTCGCTGAACCTTCACCAACGACACGACTAATTTTTGCAGGAGCACTTATATCTTCAGTTAATGAAAATGTAAATGTAGTATCATTTGATTTACCTACACATACTAAACCTGGTTTCAAATATATCGTTTTTAAGCGTTGATCTAATGTGGAATCTGGATTTTCTCCTTCCAACTCAACAGTAAAGTAAATTTGTGCCCTTGAAGCAGTTTTTGAACGGGGTACATAACCAATATTACGTGCAAGTGATATTACATTTTCTCTTAGAGTTGCTGAATCTAGAAAACTTTCATTTGCTAATAAGTTAGCATTAAATGAGTTAATGTAAGTATTATACGCTAAAGTGTCTATTAAAACAGAAAAGTTAGATCCTTCAAAATCAAAATCAGTAAAATTTGAATTAGTTCGCAGATAATCCTTTATCTGTGCCTTGATTTGATCAAAATCTAAGTTTGTGTATTGAGTAAATGCCATTATATTATCTGGTAGGTTCTAACAAGAAGGAAAATTGTTGTGTTGGAATATCTAATCCAACAATATCAAATAATACTGTTACTTCAAATCCATTAGAATCTACGTAAGGATCTAATTGTACGTTAATATTATCAACTCTTGGTTCAAAATTTGTTATTGTCTCTTTAATTTGATCTTCAATAACAGTTGCTAACGTAGGGTGAAAGTTTTCAAAGAGACTACCACGTATATCCGAACCAATATCTGACTGAAAAAACCTTTCTGTTGGTATAGTCTCTACTAAATTACGAACAGATCTTACAATTGCACGTTCGTTAATTAAAATAGGTAGATCTTTAGTGACTGGATGAGGTTTAAACGATAAACTAATGTCCTTAAATGCTCTAGATTTTCGTTTTACTGCCATGAAAGGTAGTTTTTGTACTATTTTCTTTGTTATTTATACCCAATATATGGCATTTTTATTTTAGGCATAAAAAAACGCCCTTTCGGGCGTAATTTTCTATTTTCCTTGTCCTCTATACCTCTTTTTTGCCTTATTTCGAGAGGATGCAGCATATTTTGTATGTTTTCCTCTGCCTTGAGATGTTTTTTTAGGTATTGCTTCTACGAATACCATACCATTTAAACCAGTTCGTGTTGCCATAATTAATCCTCTATAGTTTTTTGTTCAATTCGGATAGAATCTGCTTTTGGTTCGCCTTCAAAGTAAGCTTTTCTTGCTAATTCTTCCATTTCATCGAAAAATTGGTCTTTAGTTAAGTTTTCAAAGACCAATTCCTCTTTAATGTAGACGTTGAAGACCTCCACTTTAGATTACCCTTGTTTTTTCATGTCCAACACGAACACGAGGGTCACACCAGATCTCAAATCCTGCTTCTTTTGCATCTAAACAGAAAGAAACGTCCTCTCCACACATATCTTGAACCTCACCTGATTCAAATACCTGCATTTTAGGAGCAAACCAAGGATAAGGCATACCTTCATGCTCAAATACACCCTTCTTAATGAGTAACCAACCAAACCCAGTATAATCGACTGTAAAGGGTTTCTTTCTCTTCGATATACTTTCAATGGTTTCGTGGTTCATGACCCCACCATTGGTGCGGAAATCGTCCTCTTCTAACCAATGTGCCACAGATGTGGTCTTACCATCTTCAGTACAGTACCAACCACCTGCAAGATCCTTATCCATCAATACGATCTGCCAGAACTTCTCAGTATTGAATACAATATCACTATCAATCCATAGTTGATAATCATAAGGTAGTTGACCATCCCAAGGTACTTGATTAGGTCCACGCAATACGTTAGCACCTAAGCACTTGCAACGTGCAAAGTTAACCATAGATGAATAATCTTGACTAATCTGTATTGATGCCCCTGCTTGTACTAAATCGAAACAAAGTTGTACAAAACTCTTCAAATATGTGTATGAAACTCCTCTTCCTGGTAAGCAGAATACTACTGTCTTACCCTTGACCATCTCCCGTGCTTTATCATAGTCCCATTCAGGTTCTTTTGATACGACAGGGGATTTCGCTTTAACTGTAAATCCTTTTGCCATAATGTTGTGTAATTACACATCTATCATACTGCATTATATAGAGAATGTCAACTTAAAAATAGTTTAGTGATAACAACACCCTTCTCTTTTGATCCGTGCAAGTTGAACTACTATGCAACTCATTACCATTGAATACTAATATCCTATTCGCAATACTTTCGATTCTCCTTCCATCATCCAACTCAGTAAACCCATCATTCGTATTCAAGTATAGTAAGGCAGCAGTATGATCATAATCCATATCCCTATGTCTCTTATGTACAATCTGCTTACCTTGATTGGTATACATGATCACTCGCATTCTTTTTAATGCTCTTACACCTAGATCAGTAATCAATTTGCCCATATGGGTATTGAAGTAACTACTATCTGGTTGAAAAGTAGCTGCATTGTATAAAGAATGAGTAAAATAGAAATCGGGTTCATCACTATCCTTAGCTACACCATCTTGATAATCCCACTTTAGATCACCATCCAATAGTTCATCTTGCAGATATTTAAAGTAGTCCTTATCTAAGAAGTCGTCTTTTACAATAATTTTATTTTTAGGATATTCCATAATCGAGACACGAGGTGGTTAGCGAGTTTTTACGCTAGAAATAATTAATACTAATAACTAAACGCTCCTTAGCATCAGAACACGTAGTACTATGATGTTTCATCGATCCATCAAAAAGAACTAAACGATTACAAACACTCTCTACCTTAGTACCATCTTCAAAACCTGTATAACCGTTATTGTCGTTTAAGTATATCAATGCTGTCTTATGAGGGTATTCACGATCTTGATGCATCTCATGCTCTATGATCTCACCTTGATTCACATATAACAATGCACGTAACCGCATGATCGAATGCACTTTCAATGCTTGGAGTATGGGGAGGAAACCATCCCACAAATGAAACTCATCTTCAGTTATTCGGAAATTCTCATAGATGTTGTGTATAAAATATAAACCTCTATCTGAATGCGTTACTTCTCCAACAAACGGAGAGTAATTCCATTTGAAATCTATGTCAAAAAATACTGATTGTAACTTCTTTACATAATTTGGAGTAAGGAAATTATCAATAACCTCTATATCTCTGTGAGGAGATTCCAACGGCAATTCTTTAAAATTTGGATGATTCTTTATGAATACATTAATATCATAATCATCTGGTGGATTAGTAAGAGGCATCTTCTAATATAGTGTCGTCAAGATCAACTTGTTCATAAGTAAGATCATCTTTAAAATAGGTCTGATATATTCTACCCCATATAACATCAAATTCATACTCATCAAGATCCTTGAAGAGACATTCTCCTCTTAGGTATATGTGGTAGGTGCTGTTAATCATGCTCTGTAATAATAAGTTCTTTACCGTCTGTTTTAAAACCCAGTTCAGTATCCTCAAACCATCCTTGATCATTTACTACCCATTCAGGTATTTTTATATAATATTCACCAGTAACTTGATCAACTTCTATGGGGCGTTTATCTTCTGCGGAATTTTTTTGCATACCCAAGTATTATACTTTTCCATTATATATCAATTGAGAATGTTTTGCAAGTGCTTCTACTGATGAACCCTGTGGGGGAATTTTAACAGGGAAAAAAAATTTGAATTTCATTGAATATTGTTCTCGCTTTCGTAACACTTTGTAGGTTAGGGTAGTTAGTCGTTTTTAAACGGGCGGGGGCGGCAACGGGGGGACGGACGGACAACTGGCATATCACGAACGAACTGTGACGTAGTGTTGGGATACGTCTACCTCTCAGTAGACATACCCCTAACGAACGACTACCAGTTGGCACACCACATAATGCCATTGTCTTCGTCAAAGTCGAAGTCAAATCTAAGTGAACTGTCCCACGTTCTGTCGTAATCTATTGCCAACCAACTTGGCACGTCGTGACCTACTTGGTCCATATAGTCGTCTATGAACTCCTCAACGCTGTCGAAGTGACCATAAAAAGCATCGCCTATATGCTCAACGTCACTAATGTCCCATATCTCTATGAAAGCATCGACGACATGAAGTGTCCACTCCTCACACGCTTCGACGTATGCCTTGAAGTTGACTAACTCCTCAACACCAAAGCGAGTGTCATCGACGTATGCCTCAATATCGTCTCTGATTGTTTCGCCATCAATTAGCATCTCAACTACTTCTTCGATCTCTGACTCGTATTGGTCGGGGTCTTCTCCGTACTCGTCTACAAGATCAGTTAACCATCTTGTATTATCAATGCGTGAAATTGTCTCTTCATTCTCCTTACCTAACTGGGTAATTCTGTAAGGTAACATTTTATGCTCTTCAAGTGTGAGATGATCACCGTTGAAGAATGATTTTAAACCGAGAGTTGTTTGAGTCATTTGGGGGGAGTTGTTTGACTTGATTTAATAATAGCATATTTGGGGCGTTTGTATTGCCCCAAATCTTAAGATAATCAGTAATCAAATATTTCAAGTAAAAGAGCATCGACCTCCTCTTCTGTCAAATGTCCCTTTACGTCCTGCCACTTACTGCTAGGATCATTAGGAGAGGTTATTACGTCGCCTTCTTCATCAATTAATGCCACTTCATAAAGTCCCTCGTCACCTCCGTATGATTCAGTATGACAGGCAACCGATGCTCCGTAACCATTTTGGAACTTGTATTTTGTAATTGTTCCGATTCTTGTATCGTGTGCAGATGCTGGAAGGATTAAAGTTTCAGTTTGCATTGTGGGGAGATGCTTTGTTATTCATAATATACATCGGACAATAGGGTAATAGAGTTTGCTTGTGACAGTTTAAAAAGTGGCACAAGGTATAATATAAAAGCGGTTGCCGTGCTAGGATGAAGGTAGACCCTATTTTTGGGAGAATTAAAGACAAAAAAATACGCCTACTTTTGGTAGACGTATTATAAAGATTCTAAGCAAAGAATCTATGATAAAGAGATTCGATTCTCTCACGCTTGGTTAGTCGGTTTGAAATATAAAGAAAACCTTTGTTACCGCCCTGTGGGACTGCGGTTACTTTACCAGTTTTAACAAGTGCCTCAAGGATCAACGC